ATTTCTTCCATCTTTTTAGAGAATCAGAGCGAACTGGCGGTAACTGGCGAGAACCATGATCATGATTGGCGTATTGGTAGAGAACAGCCGAGATTGGAATCGGTTGGTGTTGGGGCCGAGTCTTATGGGCCTTTGGTTGCTCGATGGGCTGAGCGTCATATGCAGATGACTTTGATGCCGTGGCAGGTTCATGCGTTGTCTGGGCAGTTGGCTCATGATGGTGATGGTGTTTTGCAGTTTCGTGAGTCTCTTGTAAGTACGGCTCGTCAGAATGGTAAGAGCGTTGCTTTACAGGCGCTTATTGGATGGTGGATGACTGAGGGTGCTGTTATTCGTAAGGGGCCACAGTCTGTGATGTCGGTTGCTAACAAACTTGATCGTGCAGAGGCCATATTTCCGTTATTGGCAAATATTCTTTGTGAATCTTTTGGGGGAAAGAAACTTGCTGCCATTGGCCGTAAAAGTGTGGAAATGCCGGATGGTTCTAGGTGGGAAATTAGGGCTGCCACTAAGAGCCTTCATGGTGGGTCTCACGATCTGATTGTGTGCGACGAGTTATTTGACATAGATGCCGAAGTTGTGGATTCAGCGCTTAGACCTAGCCAGATTGCTCGAAAGTCCCCCCTGCTTTCTATGTGGAGTACAGCAGGAGACCAAAACAGTGAAACCATGATCAAGTTGCGCCAGCAGGCCATGGCTGACATAGATAAAGGCCTTCCTAGTCTGTTTTACTTTGCTGAATGGTCAATGCCGGGGCATTTGTCGCCACTTGATGAAAAGAACTATTGCTGGGCAAACCCGTCTTTGGGTACGACTATTACGGTTGAGGCCCTTCGAGCAGTATCTAAAAAAGACAGTTTTATGCGTGCCCATTTAAATCAGTGGATTACGGCAAGGGGGGCATGGCTGGATTTGGGTGTCTGGGAGAAGAACCAAACCGATATTCCTATGCCTGATGGTGGGTTTCTATCTGTGGATAGTTCTGTGGATGACGCTCGATATGTTGGCGTCAGGGCTGCCGAAGTAGATGGCAAAGTCATTGTGCAAACAGAGTTTGTGACCGAAACTGAAGCAGATATGTGGGCTGCCATTGCTCGTGTTATGGAACATCCAGAGGTGCAACTGCTAATAACACCAACGCTCGATATCCATGTGCCTTTGTCATTGCGTAGGCGCACAACAATCACTGGCTATGCAGAACTAACTAAATACACAACTTTGGTGCGTTCAATGATTCATGAAGGCAATGTAAAGCACCATGGTGAAAGCCTTTTGGCCGATCATTGCGGCAGGGCCGTACTTGTCAAAACCCCTTCCGGGGCTGTAGTCAGCAGCCAACGCTCTCCGGGCCCTATAGAACTATGCAGAGTGATGATCTGGGCTGTGGCACAAGTTTCTAAACCAAAACAAAAGACAAAGCCCATGATGGTCATCGTGGGTGGCTAAACTATCGGCGGTGTTGCTCTGGGCGTTGTCGGGATGAGCAGGGCAATACCACAATTCTCAATTTGAAAGTGGCATACTTCCATCATGGCTCTGTTCGATAAAAAAGTTACCAAAGCCGCTATCAGTCCTATGCCTGATGTTCAGGCTGCTGTCGGGTATGGCGGTGCCAACATGATCGGTGACTTCTGGGCCTATCAGCAGGGCGAAGCCAGAGCAGCCGCCATGCAAGTAGCCACCATTTCTAGGGCTCGTGATCTGAGCGCTTCAGTTCTTGCATCCATGCCACTCAAAATGTATGGCGAACGCTGGAACGAAGAAGAAGGCGAAATGGAAGAAATACCATTGGCACCTCGATCATGGCTACGCCAACCAGACCCAACAGTTACCTATCCATTCCTTATGGCTTGGACTTTTGATGACCTTCTCCATTATGGAAAAGCGTATTGGTACATCACAGCCAGAACCCAAGATGGTTTCCCTTCAGCATTTACTCGTATTCCTGCTGGCTCAGTAACTACGCCAGATGTTCCGGGCAACATTCCTTTTGGGCCTTCTAAAGAAGTTATGTTTGCTGGCAACTTCCTCAAAACTGATGATGTTGTGCAGTTCCTTTGCCCTATTGAAGGCATTGTTTACAACGGACAACAGACAATCTCCACAGCCCTAGCCATTGGCGAAGCCCGTAAGCGCAACGCTTCATCTGCTATCCCTGCTGGAATTTTAAAGCAAACAGGTGGCGAGCCTTTGTCAGGGCAAGAACTTGCTGATCTGGCTGCACAGTTCAACACGGCACGAGCAACCAATCAAACTGCTGCACTTAATGAGTTCCTCAGTTACGAAGCGACAACGGCATCCCCAGACAAGATGCTGCTCATCGAATCAGCCAATTATTCAGCACTTGAGGCTGCTCGTTTGTGTTCAGTTCCCCCTTATTTAGTTGGTGTTTCTACTGGTGCTTACAGTTATCAGTCCTCTGAACAGGCTCGTGCCGACCTATATATCTTCGGGGTGCAACCATACGCTCAGTGCATCGCATCCACATTGAGCATGAACAATGTTCTTCCAAGAGGCACTTATGTCAAATTTGACACCGATGATTTCTTGATAGAAAACCAAATGGCAGACTCAATGGATGAAAACCAACCAGAAGAAAACACACAGGAAGAATTAGCAGAATGAAACTCAACCTCTCGGCAGGCTTTGCCATTGACCTAGAAGCAGCGGCTGGCGATGCGCCAACTCGTCAAATCTCAGGTATTGCAGTGCCTTACAATGTTCCAGCCACAGTGTCTGACGGCACCAAGGTGCAGTTCGCTGCTGGTTCTCTGCCAGTAGATGGCAAAGCACCCAAAATGTTCATGTATCACAACAGTTCAATGCCAGTCGGATTGGTCACTTCTCGAAAAGAAACAAAAGATGGCATGACCTTCGTGGCATCCATAGTGGACACCCAAGCCGGTACAGATGCCCTGACCATGGCCTCAGCCGGAGTGCTCGATTCAGTCTCAGTAGGCGTAAATGTGCTCGAGAGTTACAACGATAAAAACGGCACCATGATCGTCACAGCCGCTGATTGGCTCGAACTCAGTTTGGTGCCCATCCCAGCATTTTCGGGCGCACTCGTAGAATCCGTGTTTGCGTCAAATGAATCTGTTACCATTCCAGAAGAACAGGCACCCGATGAGTCTGAAGAAACCGAACCACAGGAGAATCCAGTGTCAGAACCAATCATCGAAGCCTCAGCACCTGAGTCAATTCCAACATCACCTTTGTATGCACAAGCAGCACGAGAGTTCACACTGCCTTCAGCAGGTGAGTTTATGGCAGCACTTCACGCTGGCGGCCAGACTTTTGCAAACATGAACAAAGCAGTTGCTGATTACACAGCATCAAAGCGTACAAACATTCAGGCAGCCGCCGGTGATGTGATTACAACCGATACGCCGGGACTTTTGCCAGTCCCCGTGTTGGGCCCACTGGTGCAAGACCTCAATTTTCTCCGCCCTACAGTCGAGGCACTTGGAGTTCGTGCCTATCCAGATAACGGACAGCAAAAGACATTCGTGCGCCCAACCATTACAACTCATACTTCAGTAGCCGCTCAAAGTTCTGAACTTGCAGCAGTATCAGCAACGACCATGGTTATTGCTTCAAACTCAGTAACCAAAACCACACTTGCTGGTCAGGTCACATTGAGCGCACAAGACATTTCGTTTACGAGCCCTGCAGCAATGCAGTTAATCTTGAATGACCTTATGGGTGAATACATGATTGCATCTGACAACCTTGCAGCAGACAATTTGCTCACAGCAGCATCGGCATCTGGTGTTTGGGACTTGTCAGTAGCAGACCTTCTCAAGAGCGTCTATGACTCAGCAGTGGACATTTCAAATGGCCGCAACTGGACACCAACACATATGTTCGTATCTCCTGATGTTTGGGGCCAACTCGGACAACTTGCAGATACCACTGGCCGCCCAGTGTTCCCATTTATTGGTGCAGGCCTTACAGGCCAGAACGCACTTGGAAATGCATCAGCATCTTCATGGAACGGAAACCCACTTGGTTTGCAACTTGTCGTAGATAGCAACTTTGCTGCAAAGACAATGATCATCACACGAGTAGGCCAAGGCCAAGGCGATGCTTTCGAGTATTATGAGGCACCTCAATCCCTCATGAGTTTCGAAAACCCATCAGTTTTGGGCAGGACAATGAGTTTCCACGGGTATGTTTCGACCTTCGCAAGTATCCCCGGCATGATTCGCAAAATCACTCAGGCTTAGTCCGAAAGGCGGTTAGCCGCCATGGCTACATACGAGATTATTTTCAACCAGCGCATAGACAACTATGCAGTGGTTCAAACTCTCACAGATAACGATGTTGTAGTCGGTGAGTCAATCACTGTCTCAGGTCTTGGGTCTGGGCTAAACGGAACCTTCACTGTTTACGCCCAGCCTCAATACCTATTCATGGGTACCGACTCTGACGGCAACCTCATCTTCGATGCGACATTCCCAATACCAAATCAGGTCATGTACTATGACGCTGACACTGATCTAGATCGTGTTGCGGTTCAGCCCCCCGGAACCTTGACATTTACGCAGACCTGCACTTGGGTAACGGCAGCACAAGTAATGACTTACTTAGGCATAACTATTGACAACCCCAGCGATGACTACACACTGCTTACTCAAGCAACCTCAGCGAGTAACGCTTTCTGCTTTAGACGCAGGCAAGAGTCCGGCTACACAGGTGACACCCTTAGCGCCCCATCTAGTGGCGGCGATGCCATTCTTGGTACTTTGATGTATGCCGCAGCAGTGTGGAGAGCCCGTGGTTCTGTGCAAGACACTTTCAATACTTTTGACGGAATGGGCACTATGAGCGCCTCAGCGATGACTCCAATGATTAAGCAACTACTTGGCATCTCACGCCCTCAGGTGGCGTAGTGGCCTTTACAGACCTTCTAAACGAAGCCATAGATGATGTGGCAGCCAAGATTGCAACTATCTCTGGATTGAGGGTTATAACAGACCCGACACGAATTGTCCCCAACTGTGTTTTCATAGATGCCCCATCCTTTACCACCTTTGCTGGCAATGGCAACATTCTCAATGTGTCTTTCCCAATTAAAGTTCTTGGCTCTGGCCCTGCTGGTTTACCAGTCCTAAGGCAACTGCTAAGCACCACAGCCAAAGTGATATCGAGCAATGTGATCGTAATGAGCGGCCAGCCCACTGCCTATCTAATTGGTGGTGCAGAATATCCCTGCTACGACCTAGTAGTATCCATACAAGCACAGACAGCGTAAGGCAGACAATGTACACAATCATTTCCCCAAGAATCGGAACACCGGGCGACAAGTTCGAACCATCTGAAGAAACCAACATTGACGCCCTCATCGAGGGTGGCTTTATCAAATCCGACAAACCAACCACAAAATCTGCTAAAACAGTAGAAACATCTCCAGAGGAGTAACTCACATGGCTACCAGCACTTACCTTTCAAACCCATCACTTACTGTTAATGCAGTTGATCTATCAGATCAGTGCACATCAGCAACTCTCACAGTCAAATTTGACGCTCTTGAAAGCACTGCCTTTGGTGGTACTTCTCGTGTTTACACAGCAGGTCTTGGAGATCATGAACTGGTCTGTGAACTTTTCATGTCTTATGCCGCTACAGAGACCTACGCAACTCTTGCCGCTTTGGTGGGCACAGCAACCACAGTAGTTATGAAGCCAACTTCAAGCGCTGTCGGTGCAACTAACCCATCGTTTACTTTGACAAACACATACCTTGAAGCGCTGCCAGTTATTGACGCAACTCTCGGAGAATTGTCAAGCATTTCGCTGACATTCCGTGGTGGCACTTACGCTGCTGCAGTCGCATAACAAACCAAACAAAGGAAACCCGACATGAAACTAGAACTTCGTGCTGACATGGGCGAAGGCCCATTTACAGTAACCACCAACCTCTGGTGCGTAACTCAATGGGAACGCAAGTACAAGACCAAGGCTTCAGAGATGGCTAACGGTATTGGCATTGAGGACTTAGCGTTCTTGTGCTGGGCGGCATGTCAAACCCATTCCATCGTGGTTCCGATTGTCTTTGACGACTTCATCAAGAAACTGGTCAGCCTTGACATTGTTAGTGAGGAAACTGACCGCCCTTTCTCCGAGGCACCTACCGATATTCCCTAGCGGCGGTGCTAATAGCCACAGGGTTCTGGCCAAGTGAGATAGAGTTCACAACTGACGACCTCTCGACAGTCATCAAAATGATTAACGAAAGTCGAAAGTAATGCCAGTAGATGTAACGATGGAATTTTCAGGACTTAAAGAGGCCTTAAAGGAAATCAACACCATTGACAAGAAATTGCGCCGACAAATTACTCGTGACTTCAAACAGATTGTGCAGCCAGTCATCTCAGACGCCAAAACAATGCTTCCATCAGGTGCGCCCTTATCTGGTATGGCTAGACCTTGGGCAGGCAAATCAGGTGCAGATATTATGTCATGGTCAGATGCCCGTGTAAGAAAAAACATGAGCGCTTTTACCAATGCTCGAAAAGTAAAAGAAACACCTTTTGGGAATAAACAAAACCTTGGCGTATTTGGTATCCGATGGAAAAGCCCACAAGCCACCATATTTGACATGGGCCGTGAAGGGGTCTTAGGCCAAAACCTTACTGACAGATTCGGCAACCCATCTCGTGTTATATACCGGGCCTACACTGCTGCTAGTTCTAATGTGCAAACCCAAATTAAAGAATTAGTCAATAAAGTGATGAAACAAACCAACAGTGCAATGAGGATGAAATGAGCGTAATTCTTAACATTGTCTCGGAATTTGACAGCAAAGGCATCAAACTAGCCCAGCGCCAATTTCAGCAACTAGAAAAAACAAGCGACAAAGTTGCCTTTGCCATGAAGCGCAGCATGGTTCCAGCCACTGCCGCACTAACCACTTTGGCTGCCGTTGCCTTCAAAGCAACCAAGATGGCCAGCGATCTCAATGAGGAAACCAGCAAGGCCGAACAAATCTTTGGCGATGCCAGTCAGTCCATTGTTGATTTCAGCAACACGGCGGCCACCAAACTTGGTCAATCTAAAACAGAAGCCCTAAAAGCAGCAGGCACCTTTGGTGTTCTTGGTAAGGCTGCAGGATTAACAGGCACCGACTTAACAGCCATGTCTATCAAGTTCACACAACTTGCAAGCGACTTGGCATCATTTAATAACACCAACCCAGAAGATGCAGTTTTAGCCTTGGGTGCTGGTTTGCGTGGCGAGGCTGAACCGCTTAGGCGCTACGGCGTTTTGCTCGATGATGCAACGCTACGCCAAAAGGCTTTTGATCTTGAGTTGGTTAAAAGCACCAAAGAGGCATTGACGCCACAAAACAAAAGTCTTGCTGCACAGGCAGTAATCCTCGAAAAGACAGCCTTACAACAGGGCAACTTTGCTTTGACTTCCCAAGATGCAGCCAACCAGCAGCGCACTCTTACCGCCAAACTTAAAGACCTTCAAACCCAAATGGGCACTCTTTTCTTGCCAGTCTTGAAAAATACCCTAGACACTTTAAACGACTATGCCGATGTTCTGACTTATCTCACTGATAACACAGACAAAGCAGGCGATTCAACCGGCAAATGGTTAGACCGCTTTATAAAACTTGCTGAGATAGTGCTTCCTTTTGCCCAAGTAATGAAGGGCCTTGGCATTGTTGTCGGTAAAGTAAACGAATATGTAGGCAACCAAGCCGATGCTCTTAAACAAAACGAGCGAGCAACCAGCCGTGTTACTAACAAAATTGCTGAATTGGCTGCTTTGGAAAAATTGCGTGGAACTGTAGTTGATAACACCACTAAAACCACAAACAAATCCACAGCCGCAACAAAGAAAAATGCAGATGCCTACGCAGAGGCACAAGAGGCAGCGTTAAAACTTAGGTATGAAGTTCAAGAACTTGCTGATGCTTTGCGTGAAAGTCTTAATGTCAAACTCGATGATGCAGTGAGCAAACTGGCTGATGCCCAAGGCGCTTTCGATTCTTTTGGCAAAGGCGTAGGCGCAGCCATCACCGGGTCTTTCAACTTTGGAGACGCCCAATCTGAAGCAGCAGGCAACGCCATTGAGTTAAAAAAAGCACTGGCTAAGCAGTCAGAGGCTCAACTCAAAGTAAACGCTGCTTATAACAAATGGAACGCATTTCAAGACAAAGACAACATGGATGCTTTGATTCTTGCGCAGGAAGAACTGGCCATTGCTAGTGGCGAAGTTGCTGTGGCTCAGGCCAAGCCGATGACTTTCTTTGACAACCTTGCCAAACAAGCCGA